CGTCGATGCGGCCAATCCTCATAGCCAGTATCTGCAAACGGCTAAAGCGCTGGCAGAAATTAAAGATGCGGGGCTGGTGGCGGAGGTTCTTAAAAACCTCGGTTTGACGGAACGGTTTTCGGGGCGTTTTATAAGCCAACAAATATTTTCCCTACCTGGCACGGTGAACTACAAACCCACGTCTGGCACCAAACGAATCAAAATCACGCTCACTGGCGGCGGCGCTCGTGGTTACGGCTATCTAGGCTGGGGTTCAAATTATAGATCCCGGGGTGCGGGTGGCGGTGCGGGCGCGACGGCTATCGCATGGCTGGATATTGACGACACTAAAACCTATACAGGTGTCGTCGGACGTGGAGGGGACGATACCTCTTCGGCTACAAGCAGCACCTTCAATGGGATTATTACAGCAGCCAATGGCGGCACACCGACAATGGGCTCAGATGGAGGTCGAGGAGGAATAGCAGTTGGCGGCGACATTAATATCCAGGGTGGGGACGGTAGTGATGCGCCAGGCGTTATATCTGACAACAATAATGTCTACCGTGGCGGCTCGGGTGATGGTGGCGTGAGTTATTGGGGCGGTGCTATTCGTAGCGTGGAAGGCGCAGCGCTCAGCCGTCAAATGTCTTTCGGTACGGGCGGTGGGGGCAGCATTCGGGAAAATCCCTTTATTGGAAATTTTGGCTCTCACGGTGTGATTTATGTTGAGGAGTATTCTTAATGAAAACCTATGTTCGTCTTGAAGAAGAACGCGTTGCGGAAATTATTTCACTTAGCATCGAGCCTAAAGAACTCTATCACCCATCGCTGATATGGATGGATATCAGCACAATGAATCAGCAGCCTAACGTGAATGATATTTGGCGCGATGGTGTTTTTTCCGCGCCGATTACTAAAGCGGAAGAAAGCATCTTTATTGCAAGCAGCCGACTGAATACTGAAATGGATCTGGCCAGCCGGACGATAGCACCGTTGCAGGATGCTGTTGATATTGGTATCGCAACTAACACTGAAATCACACATCTGGATGAATGGAAACGTTACCGTGTTGCGCTGAGTCGAATTGATCTCAGTAAAACGCCAGATATTGAATGGCCAATACAGCCATAATGACTAAAGCCCGCTATTGCGGGCTTTAGTCATTATGGCATCCGTAGCTCTGGTTATGCAGAAACCTGAATCATCGTATAAACCTCGGTTTGGGAGATGCCGTAAGGTTGCGCGACTATTCTGCTAATTTTTCCGATAATGGCTGGGTAAGATGGCCTAATGGCCTCATTTACCAATGGGGGATGGGCCCTGTCACTAATGCCACAACACCTACGGCAAAAATTATTTTCCCAATCCCATTTCCAAATGAGCTTATTGAACTCAATTCTCATGACTTTGGAAACCCAGTAGCAACAACAATATTCCAATTCATCGAAACAACTCGACTTGGCTTCACTGCTGCTAATATCTGTACGTTAACGCGTGGTAGCTCGCAAGTGAATGGTATAACTGATAGTACCTGTAAATGGGCTGCATGGGGAAGATAATGAAAAACTACGTTTTTAGTGCAAAGAATAATGCATTTTATCCAATTGCATTACGTTCAGATTATGAAAAAGCTGGTACATGGCCAGAAGATGGGATTGAAGTTGAAGGTAATGTGTTTGAGCAGTTTAGTGGCCTTGCACCTGAGGGGATGAGCCGTATCGCTGGCAAGAACGGGTTACCGCTGTGGCAGAATAGATCTTCTTCTACACCAGAGCAGAAAATTGAAATTGCAAGAAACCAGAAAAGCTTGCTCATTAACACGGCCATTAGCTTTATTAATGACAAGCAGTGGGGAGGTAAATATTCACTTGGAAGATTAAGTGAAGATGAAATAATAAAATACAAGCTCTGGCTTGACTACCTTGATAAATTGGAAGGGATGGATTTTCAGGAAGGTATCCCCGAGATATGGCCTGAGAAACCAGAATAAAACCAACTCTGAAGTACTTAATTATCTCAAGGTACCGAAATACATAATTAAAGTCTATTTAGTTCATCAGGAAAGATGGACCTAAAAAACATTAAACTATAGCGCATATCGATTATTTCATGATAATACATCATACCGGTTGCAGGTTGATGTATTATCAATCTTTTCTGGTTTTATTTAAGTCATAACCTTCATAATCATTTCACTTTTTCACGTTATAAAATCTACTCATGATTTTTTTCTAAGGCTTAGCGCTGTTTCATTATGAGGTTTTTATAGGCTAGAATTTATTTCTTCAAAACCTCGGTTTGGGAGAAGGCTCCGCTTTGCCGGTTGGAGTGCCTGTTCCCTGGCCATCTGAAGTACCGCCATCAGGTTGGTTAACCTGTAATGGTGACGCTTTTAGCGCAGCTGATTACCCGCTCCTGGCAAAGGCATATCCATCGCTTAGATTACCGGATTTGCGTGGGGAGTTTATTCGTGGTTGGGATGCTGGGCGTGGTGTCGATATCAGCAGAGGAATTTTAACACCGCAGCAGTCAACGACCCTAAGAACCGCGATGCTTGATTACTATAATCAAGACGCAACGGGGGCGAATGGTGTAATCGGTTTAGGATTCAAAAATGAAGATTCATTATTTGATATGCAGCAATATGATTTCAAAATGCCAGATGGAACTAATCCAAATAATTATGAAGGCGCGATCTCAGACAATGGTATGAATGCAACCATTATTACCAGTATAAAATCTGGAATATCGAAAGGTATAAGTGTCAGACCACGTAACTTAGCATTCAATTATATAGTGAGGGCTAAGTAATGACTTATGTAGCCCTGTTCAGCGTTCTGTGTGAGATAGCGCAAGCTGTATGAGGAACTGGTAGAAAATATGAAACCTTAATGTAAAATGTCTGGAAGTATTGAGAAAATGTTTTGAAATGTATTAATGACACCATTTCGGACTGAAAGGTTGAACTTTTGTTTTGTGACATTAGCGATAATGGCAAAGCGAAATTATTAGCGTGGGTGGCATATGCAAATTCAGTAGCCGTCGATGTATCGACGGCTACTGGCATATACCATCTTGTGATGCTTAGATTGATATCGCCAGAATTATAGGGGTAAAGAAATTTCATGCCTCTAGCATTTTTTTGAGGGACTGATTTTAATCACCCCCGTTTTATGGCATTACGCGGTCAACCTTTTTTATAGGGGAAATCCCAACCAGTTTCCCTCTTAAAAAAATATATCATTTATTGATATAATGTGGCGAGGTTTTCGATTCGGGTAAAATCTACTTAGAAATATAAATTCCTAGTGGAGAGCGATTCTAACCAAAGTGAGTTAACAGATAGCGACCTTCGCCATCTGTCATTCCAAAGAAAAACTGAAATTATTCCGGTTTTTGGGGCCAGATCACTTCAGGTGCTGTCGATACATCGACGGCTTTAACTGCAGCCTTATACATCATCCATGCTGAAAGTCTTTCCTTGTCACTATCGCTTATATCTCCAAGCAAAAGTTCAATCTTCCAGTCAGATATTGTGTTATCAATGCTATTTAAAATATCTTCCCGATATTTTTCTGCACTTATTTTATCGGCTTCATCTTTAAGTAACACATCCTCAACCCAGCTCTCACCATCCCATTTACAGAGCTTTGAAGCTGGAACTTTTGAAGTGGTATTGGTTGGATAATCCCCCAATTCAGTTATAAAAAACGGTTTTGCTGTTTCAGTGTTATAGACAGTTTCACCGCGATGATCGTTAATGTACTCCCATGCAGAAAGGTCTTTAGTTCTACAAACGATCATGCCGTCTTTTTTTTCTAAAGGGGCATCGACACATGAATTAGCAGGAAGGCCTACTCCTTTAGCAAGAGTTTCAGTGGTAGTTGAAAGATATTCACGTGAAACACCATCGTAATTACAAATGCTAATTCCTCCAGCGTTAATAGCTATGAAATCTTTATCTAACTGAGCTTTTAACATTATGCAGCCCTCACAATATAATTGAATGCAATGTTACGGGGTCTGGTTTCATTGCCACCAGTATTTTCCATGAAAATGTAAGTCCAGGCTCGTAAACCGCTAACATTATTTGCCTCAGCGTTTTCGTTATTTTCATCCGTGTAAGCGATTATCCTGGCCGTAGGTGTACCATATTCATTTACAAATCTATGATTATGGGACTTAAACATATCTTCTTGGGATGAAAGCAAGTTGCGCGAGCTATCGATGCCTCGACCATCATCCCATCCACGAATAAATTCACCGCGTAAGTCTGGCACTTTTAACCCAGGATAGATCATGGCTAGTTTTGGGTATGTTGTGCTGCTAAATGAAGCACCATTCGCTTTGATAAAAACCATTCCTGACATAGATGCAAATAGCTCATTGGGCATTTTTGAATGCGGCCATGCAAAAGGAGAACCGATGAGTGGAGCACCTTCTCCCAAACCGAGGTTTTGAAGAAATAAATTCTAGCCTATA